ATTCAATTTTATCAAGGACACCAGTTTCCCAGTGTCCCTAATAAATATTTATCTCCGAATCTGCATACCGCCTTTTCGAAGTTCTTTGACAATATATTTAGTAGTATCTTCTCTAGCTCTCTTTAAGAATTCTTCCATTTGAGGAATATCATTCTTGTCAACGCTATTGAAAGTAACTGGCTGATTGTATTCAACCGTCACATTGCCCATACCTTTGCCTTCTAACTGACCAACGACAGAAGCAGTAACATCACTGAAATCTGGCACAGCAATACTCTGCATATTAGCCATATCATTGATATACTCTTCAATTGTTCTACCGTTGATAACCATATTTCCATTGTTATCAAGCTGTTCAGAAAGAGCCATGAGTTTTTCGGTTGCTGTATGTGGAATTACACCAGTACCTTTTTCAAGTTTTGTAATTCTTCCACCTTTGCCATTAGGAATCTGAAGTTCACGACCTTCTTCATCCACAATAGCAATTTGATCTCTGTCAACTCCCGGAGTACCTTTCGCATATCCGCTAATCTGACTTAATCTTACCCATCCTAAATCTCCATATCTTCCGTCCCTAGCTTTGATATGGACTTTAAGATCTCCTGTATATCTAGCACTTCCGCCATAATCTCTGCTAGAATAGCTATCAATTACAACACCATTCTTGACACCAGAATATAAACTTCCGGCAGGTCTTTTCCCCCAAGAATCGTAGTAATATTTTCCATTAAATGTTACAACATCACCAACTCTAGGTACTCCATCTCCACCTTTATTTGAAGGAATTACTGGTTTCGGAGGATCTGGTTTCTTTGTAACGGTAACAGCAATAGTCTTAGAAATTCCAGAACCGTCAGTAGTAGACACTGTTATCTGACATGAACCCGGTTTCTTACCACTAATCGTTCCATTTGATACTGTAGCAATAGTAGTATTACTTGACTTCCAAGATAATTTCTTATTGGCAGCATCATTAGGTCTGATTTTCGTAGTAACAGAAGTAGACTTTCCTTCTTCAATAGATACTGATGACTTAGATACTGTAAGCTCTGCAACGGGTCTATTTGTTGTATTTTCAGGCTTCATAATATTTTCAGTTATCTTATCATTCTTTGAAGCATTGTCTTTAATTCCGCTTGTATTTGTACCAGATGCAGAACTAGATGGTTTTTTGTTTGCTGTCTGCTGAGATTGAGATGCATTAGACGCTTGATTTTGTGCGCCTGTCTGAGATGACATCTGAGACTGATTGTTATTGAAGTCATTGCTTCCAATCCAACCAGTGTTCTTGATAATAGAATTGATTTTACTGTAGGCTTCCTGATACATTCCAACTTGCTTATTAAGCATACTCTGGATGATTTCATTCTGCTTATCGGCATTGTGTGAGATTTCATATTCGGTATCTTCGAGCATCTGATTGAGGTCATCAGACATTTTCTGAAAACCTTCAGAAATAAGTTCATTACGATGGTCACGCTTTGTATCGTCAAGCGTTTGTTCCGAACTACGAAGTTCTTCTTGTGGTGTAATTGACTCGATAGCATGATAGACTACGTATCCCTTATGATGTACTTCAAAATCTTTTACAGCCTTTTCGTAATCTTCGTCGTATGAGATTGTATCGATACTTCCCATCATTCCCATTGCTGTTAAGTAACTGTAATAGACTTGTCCTTTTCTGAAATACTTCAAGACATTTGGATTTAGGTTATATTTATCAATCAATGTCTTGATTCTGCTGATTGTCTCAGCTTTTACTTCTTTGTCTGTTGCTTTTGTTAAAATCATTCGCTTTTCTCTCCTTATCTGTTCTTTTGCTTCTTTTACATATTCCCTAAACTGTTCTTAACTTGTTCATACTTCTTACAAACTGTTAATGAAATCCCATGTTATTTGCTTACGCTTGCCCGGTGTTTTCTTCTTTGGAATCTCTGGAACTTCAATATTATCCATTCCTAGATCATCTAAAGTCGAAAGGGATTCTCTTTTCTCCATTCGTTTCTTCTGTTCTTCCACAGCAGATTTACCAAGTTTCGTAATATATTCAACTGGATATCCAAGTCCTGACGCACACGCAATGTTAACTCTTCCATTGTTTCCTACGAACACATTCTCTGGAACACCGATTGCTTTAATCAGCTCATGTTCATCAATCTTATTGCCTTTCTGATTAATAATTCCAATGTTTCCTACCACACCATCATTATTAATAGGAAGAAAGATGTTTTTTGCAGTCAGTGCTGTAACCATATCCTGTGATGTTGTCTTACCATTTTTATTATCGGAAAGCATTGCCAAAACAAATGCTCCATGCTCTTTCAACATCTTCATCTTTTCAGAATCATCAAAGTTTGAACCACTGGAAGATGATGTGTCAGTTAAGAACGCATCTAACATATTTACCAACATAGCATTTACTTTCTTCAACTCTGGATATGCTGCATTGTCAACAAAGATGATTGCTCCGATTGATTCCGTATCCATTAATTCCTTGGCTGCATTGTATGCATTCAATCTTTTCTGAATTGGTTCATCCGGTCTTGGCATTAATAAGATTGCAACTACAATGTTTGATGGCTTCGATACGATATCACATATGTAAGGTATTGTTCCTGATCCTGTTGATCCACCTCCTGAAGCAATACAGATTACAATTTGATTCTCAATTTCTGACAATTTCTTTAATATCGGTGCATTCTTCTTTAATGCTTCAAGGGCAAGACTTCTATCACCTGCTAGTCCGTCATATCCTTCAAGAACCATAACATTCTTAGCTCCTGTCAGTGTTTGATTATCCTGTGTTGAACCATTCATTAAATAGGAAGTGTAATTTCTGATTTGAAATTCTAATCCTACTGTTTCGCCAGCCAATCCTATTCCTATGGCTGTTGTTTTATCCTTTAACATCTTCTATCGTTCCTCCCAGTGTTGTTACAATTTCGACTCCTTTTTGTGTGATACAAAATGTATCTGCATTAATACTTTTGCAAGCTTTCTCTATATACCCTTCAGTAATCAGCCTGTTTAATCTGCGGTAGGCAGCAGATCTTGAAATTCCGACTACTGATATAAGTTCCTGCATTGTCATACCAGAAAAGTATGCAGTACAGTTACGAGATTGCAGCACCTTCATCAATGCGAAGTCAATTCTACTCAATTCCATGCTCTTGTCTCTCCTTTATTTTTCTTAGTTATCCTTAGATTAGTCTTAGCTGTTCACTACTTCGTAAAAATAATAGGCTGTTCTCAGCCATATTCTTTACTCGGCACACGTTTATTGTTAGGATTCCAGAAGCAACTGCCCCGTCTGCACTCGTCACTGTAGTGTTGGCAGTGATTACACTCTGAGCGTTCCCAATCTTTTCGATGTTTCATGTGTGGATACCTCCGCTATTAAATTTTCAAGGTTCAATTTGGGGTACACAAATAAACGATGATGTATGCTTATATGGATAGACTTCACCTGTTAATTTGCTACTCTGTTCAGTTTTTAATATTGGAATTTATGCGACAGACTTGCCACGATTGATTTTTGATGTTATACTTATCTTTGCGAAAGATTCATTCGTGAGTCTTGTACATATGTAAGATGATACTGCAATATCATCTCGGAAGCCGATGCTCTGCAAAGCGTTGGCTTCTTTTTTATTCCTCTATCATTCTAAATCAGAACGTTTGTTCTGTCAACCATCTTATCAAACGCTTGTTCGTTTTTTCTGTTCTCTCACTCTCCTTCTATCTGTTTCTGGATGTTGTTTCACTGCACCCTGTTGTCTCTGTTCTGTACCTTGAGTTTATAATAGCACCGAATTATTATCGTGTCAACACATTTTATGATAATTATCATAAAATTATCATTTTTCTTTTGTGATAATTATTGGATTGTTTTTACTTACATTTAATGATATACTATTTCTAATGGAGGTCGATTTTATATGGCAAAACAAATTTCCTATAGAAAGCAAAAAGTCAATGTTACTTCATTACTGCAAAACTCACTAAAACAAATGCGTAAAGAATTTAACAAACGTGGTGATACATTATCTAAAGAATTAGGAAAGGGTGCATCCTATATTTCACAGTTGGAAAACGGAAAAATAAAAGAAATCGAATATGATTTCTTGT